AGATATTTCTCTTGCATAAGTGCCACAACCGTATTCGTCTACTATAGGTGCAAAGTAATGATTAAGTGATGAATCTGGCTCTGCATCTTTCATGCTTCCGTCTTTAATGCCTGCTTGTATTGCTCTTTGTAAATTAAGAACACCCTCTCGTGCTTGTACTCTTTTTAAAGAGTTCTCATCAGTATCTAATGTTGGTTGTAATTCCATCAGTCACTCACCGTTAATGTTCCATGAATACCTAGTACCGTTAATGGTAAAGGCTGTTCTTGTTTAATTTCAATAATACCATCTCTATCCCAACCAAGATTAGTAACTCGTTTATCACCTGTGAATAAACCGATACCTGAACTCATAGGAGTTGATGATGTTCTAAATGGAAGTTGGTCATCATTAATCTTGACACCTGTTGTATTGAGCAATCTAACCTTAACCTCATTCCATCGTTTCTTTAATCCTTGTGCTTTACCTGCTTGAGAACCTGACTCAACACGCATAGTCTTTAAAGTTGATGTATATCCTAATCCTACTTGAATATCTACATTAGTCCAACCAGTAGGTACTGATATAGATATAGCACCACTTGAAACTACTTTATCTGGGAATACAGAGTCATTTATAACTAACTTGACCGTTTCCCCTTCTAAGTGAGAAAGTCCACTTACAGAGGTTGTAGCGGTTGATACAGTGCCTGTGATACCTGAATCTACATTTATGTCTGGGTCTAGATATTCAATATGCCTTACTACTGATCCATTGACAGTTCTTTTAACTGCTACCCATAATTGATCCTGAGTTGTATTAGTTATTACTGAAACACTCTCAACTTCAACGCTAGTACCACCAATCTCATGTTCCGCCCAAGCAATTACTTCTTCAGGTCTTTCATAAGTCAGACTTAACATCTTGCCATCTGCAGTACACGCCCAAATAACTGAATCTGGCTCTTGTTGATAGTCCATGTCTTTAAGGTAGCCTGCTGTTATATGCTCTGATAACAAAGTCATATCTGGAGCAATATAAGCATCACTCTGAAATTGATAAGAGAACTCTCTAATCTTTCTTCTAGCTCTCTGTGCAAATAGAATAGCGTTACCAATCTGGATAGGTGGGATAGTCCAACTACCGTAAGTAGTCTGCTGAGTAACCATTACATTAGATGGTGTTAAAGGCTCTCCCTGTGGGCGGCCTACTTTAAATTCACCACCTGCTGTTCCAACAATGAGATCTCTACTTGGCTGTAACCATCTTATTACATTGACTTTATTAGTAGCAATAGCATATTCCATTGACTCATCTGCCAAGCCTGTACCTTGATCAAAGTTCTCATAGTCAGCTGTTTGAGAACCCCATATTGTTTGTGGATAGGTAGAGCTACCAGCAAAGAATAATCTCTGTTCATAAAACGATACTGTTCTAGGATAGCCATTACTACTTGTCCAAGGTGTTGAACCAGCCCATGTGAATGTAGGTGTACTTAATGTCCAAGATGTATGACCTGTACGAGATAGCTTTCTAGGTGCATGGCCACTATGACAGATATACATAACATCTGCTGATTGTGCAAAGTGTAGTTCTGTTAGTTCAGCCTCTAAATAAGGTGTTGATATTTCATAAGCAGAACCGCCAGATTGAATCTGACCGTTGTCTTTATAGAAACGAATATAAGTGTCACCAAACTCTAGTACATAGGATTGAGTTACATTGAACTCGAAAGGAATAAGCCTTACTTCTTTAGTCGAATCCTTAACCTCAGAAACAAAGTGAGTTCCTCCTCGTCTAGTAGCGCCACCATGAGGATATACAATCATGTTGGTTAGTTCACTACAACCGTTAAAATATTTCTTAAAGTCTATTTGTCCTTCAAGACGAGGACTTAACTCCCCAGCTGTGAAGTTAGACTGAAATGGATGTACTCTAGCCATTTAACCCCTAAATGATGTAAATGTATCAGATACTAGACCATCAATAAAACCCTCCAATCCATCAATAGATCTAGCTTCTGCGACTTTGATTTCATATAGCTCCCACATTTGTTTAGAAAGGCTATTGCTTCCTGTTATTGAGTATGCTAATTCAGCAGCTAATCTAGCTGTCAATACTTCTGTGAAGATTGGATCGAATTGTGCTGTATCTGTTACTTGTGCAATGTAAAGAATCTTTGCAGTTCCTTCATCTGATAATAACTTTCTTCCTTCAATCTTAAAGATGTACTCATCATATTCCATTTTGAGAACACGAAGGCAATAAGGACTGGTTGGAAGAGTATATTGATAAGCGTAGTCAAATGCAGGTGCTGCAACTAACTTACTTAGCTCTTGTCTTTCTATTGCGAAATTCCAAGGATGTGATCTTAATACAGCATCTCTTGTAGGTTCGTAAAATGCGTTACAGAGTCTTGCTCTTTCTGTATCGTCAGTTAGGGAAGTGATTGGATCGTCACCAAGTTTTCTTAATGCGTTTGAACAAATGGAAACCGCTGTTGCCATATCTCTTCTCCTGAATGTGGTGAGGATAACCCGTTACAGGAAACCCTCATTTTTTTTATAACTTTAGTCTAGTACATAAACCAAGTAGCCAGATGCAGTATCGCCAGAAACGATAGCAGTATCCGTACTTGTTAATCTAATAGATACGCCACCTTGCGAAGTGAATACTTTAGTATCCGCAGTTAATGCAGAGCCTACAGCCATTGCACCAGCAGTATCAACAGAAACACCGTTGTCAATACCATCAGCATCCGCAGCTACAGCATCACCTTCTAGGTCTGTGTAAGCATCCCAGCCAATGTCCATAGTAGCACTAGCAGTAGTCCAGTTATGCTCAACGCGACTTAACGCACCTAACAAACGAACAGTTCCAGCAGGTAAACGCGCAACTTCCGCAGAAGATGTTGCATCACCAGCACCTGATTGTGTGTGATCGAACGCAGCAATGCGTAAACGACCATGAACATCAGATGTTTCTTCTCTTACAGAAGGACTAGCATCAAAGTTAGTTACTTGCGTACTTTTTTGAGTAGTTACAGCCATGATTATTCTCCTATATTATTCAGTACACGCAATCTCTACTACTTTCTCGTCTTCAACACGAGTAGCACCGATTGTCATTGATAAAAATACTTGAGTAGCATAGTTCTTGTCATCACGCTCACTAATGCGAGTTTGAATCTCTGAACCCATTGCTAGACCAAGACCTGATTTACAGTACACAGTAACCTGACGGTTGCCATCTGAATCAGTACCTAAACGCTCTGAACGGATAAACTTAAAGCCTAAGAAAGTATCTAATTGACCTTGTGCCAACGCTTTAACAGTGTTGTAGTCAGAAGATTTAATTTCAGTAGTATTTAACAAATCAGTTACTTGCTTCGCAGAAAGTACACAGTAACGCTCTTCTTCAGCATCTACATCAGAACCATCTAGTGTTTCTTTAGCAGAAAGAAGTTTAGCAACTGTTAAACCACCTGATGCGTGAACAATCTTTTGAGCAGATGGAAGTGCGATAGTAGTACCACCAGCAACGCCACCATAGGCATTACCAACTGCTGCTTCAATAATTGCAGTATCCATAGCGCGACCCATTGCATTAGCACCAGCCATTGCATACTCGCTCTGTGGAGTGATTAACATACGAACCTTATCTTCTTGATCGATCAAGTCAGCCCAGTCGTAGTCATCCATTGAAACTCTACGTCTTGAATGTGGACTATCCATACGAGGAGTATCTGAGTGGCGTGAAGTACGCTTTTGAGCTGAAACTGCACCAATTCTTTCGAAAAAGTGATTCTTACCTGTTACTGATTCATAACGAACCGAGTCGCGTAATCGTGAACCTTTCTGTTGTGCAAGGTGCAACACATTACTTTTATACTGCTCGACAAAAGCAGTCGTAATTTGAGTAGACATAATGTCCTCCTTTTATAATTAAACAAAAAACGGTCATTGTCCTTTCGGGTGTCCTGCCTATTACGCTGGCTAAACGAGTTTAGAACTACCTTTTAATCTACCGTTATCCATAAGGGCGGTGTTGATTA